AATATTACAAAGCCTCAGGACTATATACAACATATATACATTATAGTTCCTGGGTATCCATATATAATATCCCTATTTTTACTGTTTAAGCATAACACCGATAGAGATCGGAAGCGGGTTGGAGGTATTTATACCTCCTGTGGCGTGATGCCATATTTCTCGCAATAGCGAGCTACACATTCATCATATGTAGTTTGTAACTCTTGACATCCATGTGAAATGTCAGCCAAAGAAGCTACAGTTTGCATTTGAGAGCGTCTTTGTTCATAGACTTCACGTCCATGAGCAAACCACTCTCGAAGAGCTCCATCAATATTGCTCATACACTGCTCTTCATTCGAAACTGCTTTCGATTTAAGTACAGAATGTAAGCTCTTAAAGATAGATTCTTCAGCCAATGCTCCAAAAATTAAACCAATTTCTGGATTAAATACATTTTTACGTTTAAGTAAATCTGCATCTTCATCAGTCATAAATTTAGTTGGAGTAGAAGTTTTATCAGGCATAGTAAATTTCATATCATTAGCTGCCAAAAAATCAGCAACCGCTATATGATTAAATTCATCATAACCTTCTTTAACTGAACTCTTTGCGTCATCACCATACGTAATCAACGCGCAAACATCCCTAAAAATAGGCAAGTTCTTTTTTCCTTCATAAATCGAAAAATATGCGCATCTAAATAAAAGTGAATTCACAATAGAATTAATATACACTGTTAAATTTTGACCTGATGGATTAGAACCTGTATGAAGAACATAATCTCCATTATAAGCCATCATAGGTTGACTAATATCTGTAGCAATACCTTCCATAATACTAATATCTTCATCAGTATAATTATTAGAAGCTTTGCCCATATCAATTAAAATTCTAAATGCTGCAGAAATTAATTGACTAGCCATTCTCAGATCATATTTACTGTAATCACCAGCTAAAATACGGTCTGAACCATGTTGCTTAACATGCACACATAATTCATTCCACTCTGGACCCGAAGTATTTACTCCGACTGCACATTCAGAGACTAAAGGTACAATCGAAATAATTCGAGCCAATGGCAAAAAATATTTTCTTACTAATATTTGCAAAGCCATAGGAGCAGCTTGAAAAACTCGAACTTTCTCCTTATCTAAGGGAGTAGGTTCATCTTTCAATGCTGCTTTAAAAACTGGATAACAACGTCTTCCAGCTAAATATTCAGCCGACATTCTTTCAGATTCAATCCAAAATTGGTCAGCCAATTCAACTGGGCAAGCAAAATCCGTAAATTCTGCAGGATCTAACAATGTCATATAAGCAGATTTGGGTCCTGATAAAGGATACCCAACTGACGTTGTTGGTTTCATCTTATCAATAAAACGCTTACCATCTATACCACAGATAGTTTGCATTTTAGTCAAAGGACGAATTTGATCTGCCAATTCAAGATTATTGGTAATCATTTTAATAAGTGGTATCTTGTAATCGATAACCGCTTTTTGTAACAAATCTCCTCTCATTCCAATAGAAGGACAACTAGAATGTTGAAGTGATGTTTGCCAAGGCTTCCATCTATGAGGCCCAAATTGAGGGCCTCCCCATTGCTGAGCAACTCCTGTTACTTTTTCAACAAATGGAGAAATTTTTGTAGGAACCACAGTTGTTTGCATAATACTTCGACCTTCTACAGATCCAAAAATTTGCAAATTATTTCCTTTAGGTAAAAAACGAACAGGACTTTTGGAATTAATTTCTCTTCCTTGAAAGAATTTAACTCCAAATTGTTCTGTCAAAATGGTACCTGAACTCTTAGACAATAGAACACCCTCTATTGATCTAAGTTTGGTTTCTGCAGCATCTAACATACTAATGGTAAAAGAGGCTGCTCCTCCTCTTTTACCACAACCAGCAAGATGGAAACCAATAATTTGTTTGTAAATGGAATCACTCACTAAAGTTCCCATGCACATACCATCAAAGGTCGCTTCATTCAAAGTATAATTAAATCCCTCAAATGTACCTTTCGAAGTACGTACCTCACCTGGCTCAACCATAGCTTTAAAATCTTGCCTCAAACCTGTTTTTGATTTATAAACAATAGTAGCTGGTACTTTGCGATAACCACCTACAGCGAAATATTGACTTAAATCCTTAACACTACATGAATTAGAAACCCATGCCAAATATAAATCAGTATTTGGGATTTTAACGGCAAACCGTTTACTAAGACATGATTTAAAATATGCTCCATTAGTTTCGCCTCCTCTGCGAAAAAATTTTGCAACTATTTCCTCTTCAATCCACATATGAGCTGGAATAAGAGCTAAATTAGATTTAGGAAAAAATGCATCAGCATATCGTGTAGTTTTACTATCAGTTAATTCCATATAAAATAAGTTAGTAAAAACATTATTCTTTAATTCATCATGGGTACATCGAGATGATATTTCAGTAGTCGCTAAAGGTTCGACATAGACTTCTGCCCATTGATCTTCTTCTTTATCACGAGCATCAATTTCACCCATAGATGTAGGTGATAAAACTCCTTGTGAAGTCAATGCTTTAGCACTTCTATAGGTACGAATCATCATATATAGAATCCCTAAAAGGGACGCTGTAACTGTAATAGTTGCTACATGATTATCCCGTACGCGTTTAAAAACAAGTGGCATTGTTCCATTAGCATCGCGAATTTGGCGAATCAATTCATTTTTCTTCATAACTATTTTTCTTGCATACATAAACGAAGAAGAAATAATTAAAAAGAAAGCAATAAAGAAACTCCAAATAAAAGATATACATCCCACAAGAAGTGAACATTTCCATATTTTTGCAGTTACTGCTGTCTCTGCATTAATTTGATTTCGACGCAAATAAGTTAAAAACATATCTACATAACGATTATCAAACATGTAATCTGGAACGTAATTGGTCCACGAAAACCATTTAGAGTCATACACTGAAATGTCCGAAATCAAATTTCTGATATATTCAGTTTGTTGTTCAAAAGCTTGATTTTTTAGAGTACATTTGCACATCATTCCAGGACAATGGCACTCTTGACAAAATTCCATTTTCTCATCCAAATTAGATGCGAAATCAACAACGTTGGTTTGATTGCGAAAATGTCGCATAGACATTTTCGTAGAATAATCGACCAATTGCATAATATTCATAGTACGAACTTCGCGAACATTTCCATTATTAGGACAGTGAAATGGTTCATAAACCTTAATATCCCACAAATCAGGAATTGGAGGAATGCCTTCAGGATATTCTTCATGAACTTTAGTGGAATCTAATCTCCCATCTTTCATAGTAAACTTTTCCTTGACGGTAACAAAAGTTTGAATAGGAAATCTACGAGAAATAGAATATGGTTCATTAGAATATTGTCGAGCAATAGTATTAATATTCACGTTGGATGTGCCAATAACACAACGAGGTTCAATAGATATTTTGCCCTTAAGTTCAGCTTCAGCCATGTTAGCATAAGCAGGAACATTATTAATAATTTCAATAACCTTCGCAACTGGAGATTTCTCTACAAATTGCGCTTGGGTGTTACCCAAATCATCAATAAAAATTCCGTTCATGAAAGAACGATAAGTGGACATATATTTATCTGCTTCGTTAATAGTAATGAGACGCTCGTCACTAGCGTCAAATCCATTAGAAAGAAGAACTGTGCGCATTAAAATCGCACTTACGGATGATTTTCCCACTCCTGAAGGCCCTTCTACATAAATAGCAAAAGGTGCTTCCCGAAGTTTTCCATCAACCCGAACTGCAATAAAGTCAGCTTGAATTTTCCGTAATTGGGTTAAACGATCAAAAAGAACTTTCTTTTCCCAAGTACCTTCAGCCGCTTTATATAAAGAATCGGCGGAATCAATAATACGAGTGAGTTTAAAATCAAAATCGTTTTCGGTAATTTGTTTTTTCCTAAGAAGGTTACCAGCCTTCATGAATGGTGCCAATTCAATCATTTCGAAATAATCAGCTTCGAATTGCTGAGCGGCATC